GCTTAGAGATGTGGCATGCTCCTTGCGAGTACCGTCGAACCCAAACGACTTGAAATGTAATAAGGACGAGAACGAAACCGTAATTGCTCATAGGAGTGATTGCGGTCTTTTTTTGTTTCGTCAAAAGAAAGGAGTCAGGCAATGAATGTCCAATAGTAAGCTGATCGAGCTGAGTTACTATGACCCATCCGCACAGGTGCGCTTGTCGGCCTATGCGGATACGCTGGTACTCGACCACGATCAAAACGGCAGCATCATCAGTGCCATCCGCTTCGGCGGCTACCCCGAAATGGTGCGGGCAATGGCAGATGCCATCTACGGCGGTGCAACGATAGAAGCCGCCCAAAACGACACGACCCGAATGCTCCAAAGCAGCCTCAAAAGTTATCAGCGGCAGATCACGCACGATGGGATCTACGCCGTGGCAACATTGATGGCTGCGGACACCGTGCAGGAGAATGACAGAAGCGGCAAGCATGAAAAAGACGAGGATACAAACCTCGTAGATACGGAGCAGATGGAGCTGCAGCCCCGCAGGTGCTACATCTTCTGTCCTGCCAGGGATCAAAAGCGGCTCTTTGAGGAACTGGATCGCAAAACGGCAGCGCCGCTGATCCCGGAATTTCAGGATTATGTGCTCAACAGTCTGCGCCAACGGGGAGATCTCCGGCAACTGGAGGTCATTTCCCTGAAAGAGCGGATAGATGCATGGGTGCTGGATCTGAAGCCGCAGGATCAGAATGTGGTGGAGGTGCTGGAGCAGGGCTTGCAGAGCGGAGCCATCCAGATCCCCGGCACCTTGCCGAGCAGCCCAGACGGATTTGAGAATGTGGAAAATGTCACAGGCTATCTCAATACCTTTGGTGTTACCGTAGCTGACCGTATCCGCAATCAGTTCATGCCCCTTTTTGATCCTGCCAAGGAACCGCTTTCCGATGAAGTGCTCGCTATCAACGACTGCATCATGAGCCGTGTGGGATATTCTCTCTACGATGCGCAGCTTGCGGTGGCAGAAGCCGTCAAGCGGCAGCTTGCGCGTAAGCGTGTGGCGCTCATTATCGCAGAATGCGGTAGTGGCAAAACGAAGATCGGTTCGACTGCTCTTGGCGCTTTGCACGGGCTGTGGGCCGATCAGAAGAGGAAAGACGGCAGGAAATCCTTTGGCATCGTCATGTGTCCCTCCCATGTCACACAAAAGTGGGTGCGGGAGATTGGAGAAACGCTCCCGGATACCTACGGCATGGTGGTGCGCACGATTCAGGATCTCAACCGTCTGTATGCGATGTACGAGAAGGGCGACAAAAGTGTATTTGCTGTTTTTTCTAAGGAGCAGGCGCGGGATGGCTATATGCGTTACCCCGCCGTGCGTTGGAATCGACGCAGACGCGCGTTTCTCTGCCCAGACTGCGACGGTGTGATCGAAATGGAGATCAGCGAGGACGGCAGCCGCTATACGGTGCCGGCCGACCAGTTCTTTTTTCAGAAGGAGCACAAGAAAAATCACACCTGTCCCCATTGCGGTACGCCGCTATGGTCTGCGGTCAATCCGGACAAGCGGATCGACTGGGTGAAGATCGGAGAATACGGATGGGTCTACCGCTACGGCGCGCAGGCACATCTGCATCGTACCAAAAACGAGCGTGTTCTCGATCAGCTCACTGAGATCGCCCAAAATCCGGATGCATTCTACCCGATCCGCGGAGCGCACCGGCGGTTTCCCCTGAGTACCTACATCAAGAAAAAGCTGCGCGGGCGCATCGACGGCTTCCTCTGCGATGAGCTGCACGAGTACAACAACAATAGCGGGCAGGGCGATGCCATGGCAGAGCTGTACGGCGCGTCCAGGTGTTTTGTCGGAATGACGGCAACGCTTATCAACGGCTATTCCTCCGGCATTTTTCACCTGCTCTACCGTATCGTCCCCGGGCTGATGCTCAAGGATGGCAAACGCTACAAAAGCCCCGGTGATTTCGATGCGGAGTACGGCGTGGTGGAAAATACCTATGAGGTACAGGATGCGGAGTACAATTCCAATAGGCGCACCAGTAAGCGCAGAACAAAGTCAAAGCAGCTGCCCGGCGTATCGCCGCTGGTATTTTCCCGTTTCCTGCTGGAATACACGGCATTTCTCTCCCTCTCCGACATGGGCAAAGACCTGCCGGACTACGAAGAGATCCCCGTACCGCTGGAGATGCCGGAGGATGTACGCACGGCCTATAAAGAGGCGGAACACGAATTGCAGAAAGTCCTGCGCACAGACCGGAAGGCGGCGCAGAAGATCCTGTCCACCTATCTCAATTTGCTGACGGTCTACCCGGACCAGCCCTACGATCAAGCGGAGGTAGTGCATCCCATAAACGGAATGCCCATTGTAACGCCAAAGAACTGCGGCGATTTTTCCCGTCTGCTTCCCAAGGAGGAACGGGTATTGGAGCTGGTGCGGCAGAAGGCGGCAAACGGAGAGCGCGTGCTCATCTATACCAGTTGGACGCGCACGGATTCACAGAAAAAGCTCCAGAAGCTTCTTTGCTCGGAAGGTTATCGGACAGAGATCCTGACGCCGCAGATCGCTACGGATAAGCGGGAGGACTGGGTCAACAAGCGTGTCAAGAACGGTTTGCAGGTGCTCATTACCAACCCGCGCTGCGTGGAAACCGGCCTTGACCTCAATGCCTTTACCACCATTATCTTCTACTCCATGGGCTATAACCTCTTTACGCTGCGGCAGGCATCCCGCCGGTCGTGGCGGATCAATCAGACCGCCCCCAGAGTGGAGGTATATATGCTCTACTACGCCGATACCATGCAGGCAAAGGCCATGAAGCTGATGGCCTCCAAGTTGGCGGTAGCAGGCATCATCGAGGGGACATTTTCTGAAGAGGGCCTTGCGGCCATGAGTGATGTAAAGGATCTGACCTCACAGATGGCAAAGGAGCTGGCGCTGGGAATCCGGGATAATGTGGAGGATATTGCGGCGGCCTTTCGGAAAATGGCGGTCATTAACCCGGAGCGGAAAAAGAACATCGCAGCTGCGCAGCTGAAAGAGACTGCGGCAGAAGAACAAAAGGCACCCGCAGCCAAGGATTCCTTCGGCGTGCGCACGGCGCAGGCGCAAGTGCGTCAGGCACTTTATGAAGGGCTGCTTGCCAGGACTGCGGAAGAACAGAAGAAACGGAAGTCGAAGAAGGCAGAGGTGGATGAAAACCAGCTGTCGATCTTCGGCTTTGCTGCGTAAAGGAGGAGATTATTTGAATGTAACGATCAATCGGGCGGAAATGCTGAGCGCCATCAAGCGTGCATCAGCCATCACACCGGCGGATTCGCCGCTGGACGTGCTCCGGGGCGTTTTGCTGGAGGCGGATACCGCCGCCAGAAAGCTCACCGTCACCTCGACTAATCTGGAAGCGGCACTGGAGGAAAAGCTCCCCTGTACCGTTCAGGAGGATGGGGCGCTGGTATTTGGCGCGAAGATGCTTGCAGAAATGCTCTCACGGCTGCCGCAGGATACCGTGCAGCTCTGCCGGACGGAAAATCAGGGGCGCATGACGCTCAGAAGCGGAGACGCCTGCTATGAAGTGGATGTATGGGAGCGAGGCGTTTTTCCAAAACCGGATCTTCCTTTTCCAGAGGATACCGTCAAACTCAGCGGGATTCCCGCTATGGCGCAGCACACCGTATTTGCAACCGCACAGGATAACAGCAAGCCGCTTCTCAAGTGCGTCAATCTCATGTTTACCAGCACGGGACTGCGCGCGGCCGGCAGCAACGGAAACTGTATCGTGACGGCCAGAGGTGACAATCAGAGCACGGGTGATGTGAGCCTGCTCATCCCCGCCGCCTCGCTTGGAAAGCTCTCGAATATGTGCCAGGACAAGGATGAATTCCGTGTCGGCACCACGGGAAAGAGCATCGTCTTTTTCCGCGAGAACTTCCTTTTCAGCGCGCGGCTCATGGAGGGCGGCTACATCGATACGGATCAGTTGGTAGGCAGCATTCGGAATGCGTTTACCGTGCTGACGGATATTCACGACATGAGAGCGGCGCTCTCGTCCGTCCTAAGCATTGGCACCGGAAACCGGGTGAAGCTCAGCTTTCAGGATCAGCGCCTTGTATTCCAATGCGCAGGCGATTGCGTCAGCGCATCGGCGCCCATTGAGGTAATTGCATTGACCGGCGCTCCTGCGGGGGACTACTGGTTCAACGCAAAGCAGCTTGTCACCTGCCTGAAAGCCTTGAGCGGCACGGTCACGCTGGGGATCGCGCAGGGCGGAATGCTGACGCTTGCCACGCAGGATGCTTACTATCTGCAAAATGCCATGCGGCCGGAAGCACAGAAGAAAACTCAAAAAGCCGCGCAGCCGGCTGCTGCGAAAGCGGCGTAAGGAGGGATGCCTTTGGTAGAGATTCCGACGATCTGCCGCTATTGCGGCGGTGCAGTCCATCTTGTTCCCGCGGCAAAGGTGTATGGCCCCGCGGCGGCAAAAAGACTGGGCTTGGAACGTGAAAAATTTTATCAATGTCAGAACTGCAATGCCCGTGTGGGCTGTCATAAGGGCAGCACGCGGCCGCTGGGCAATCTTGCCAACGAAGCCCTTCGCATGAAGCGGATGGAGACCCATCAGGTCTTTGACAGCTTCTGGAAGGAGCGGGGCATGAGCAGAACGCAGGGCTATAAGTGGATGGCAAAGAAGCTGAGACTCTCTGAAGAGCTTGCACACATCGGCGGCTTTGAGATGGATCGGTGCCAGAAGCTGATCCGGCTATGCGAAAAGGAACGAAACAAAGAGAAAAAGAAGGAGGCAGCATAAATGTGTGAGAGAACATATTGCCGGCATGAGCATGAGAAACTTTGCTCGTGCCCGCCGGTCGCTTGCAGGGACGCCCTTGGAATGGCCGCGCATTTGGCGGAGAACATGGAGAAAGTCCAATGGAGCCTGACCTACAACAGCCTGAAGGACATAAAGCCCTATCAGCTGTGTCTGGTCGGGAAATGCAGGATCTGCGGCGGGCGGCTGTGCATGGAGCAAAGGCCCGTTGAGGCGGATAGCACTGACGGTTTCCTTGCTGCGGTATACCGGCATTTATACCATTTTCACCGCTCCATCGGTCAGTGCTTGCCTCGCGCGGCGTTTCGCACAAAGTTTGTAGAGATGTTCCGTAAGGAGGATCGCGCCGCTGTTGAGGACTGGCTGAGCATGCCGGAAAACCAGTCGATCCATGCCATGATCTGCGGAAATGCGAAGAGAGTCTATACCATCGTCCACTCCTGGGCAGATGCGGATCAGGGCAATTTTCCTGATCCGGAAGGTATGGCAGCCTTCACTGTGAAGGAGGAGGCCCGCAAGGAGCTTGCGCGCCTTGTGGCGGAGGAAAAGGAAAATCGGACGATCCCGTTTCCGGCAGAAGAATACTGTGAGGAGTACGGCGAGGATTTCTGGGAGGCTTACCGGGACGGCTATGCCGCCGGATGGTTTACCCGCTATGAGATCATCGAAAGTCCGCTGTACGCAGAAAATATCGAAGAAAAAGGAGGTGCGGCTGATGATGCTGCGAAAACCGAACTGCTCTGATTGCCCACATAATCTCCAATACATGGAAAGCTTGCCGATCAAGAAAAAAGGCGTCACCATGCACTTGGGGGAGTGTTTCTGTGTTGCGGGAAAGCGCGCGAGAAAATTCAAACGCAGTGATCCCAAAACCTATGTGCCAAGCTGGTGTCCCAGGCTCAAGACTCCCTGTGAGCTGCGGATCTATGGCTTCAAGAATCAGAGAGAATGGAGGATGCACCGCAGTATGCGCGCGTATCTGGGCGAGGATACTTCTCCATCTGCATTCCGCTATGCGGTGCGCTATGAAGGACATACCGATCTGGCACCGTATGAGTTTTTCGAGTGCTGCAATGAAAAATCGGATGATGAGATTTTGGGTGCAGCAGTCCAGCACTACGATGTTGTGGAAATTGACGACGGTATCAAGCCTGCCTTTTTCTACAAAACGGAGCATGGCTATGAGCTTTTATTCTCGTTTGATGCCAAGACTGCCAAGAAGAATATCAGGGAGGAAATTGATTGAAGGAAACTGTAAAAAGCTGCAGCAACTGCCGATATTCCTATGATCTGCCGAGCAATCGCGGACCGATGGCAAAAACGCAGTACTGTAGAAACAAGAACTATAATTCCGTGAACTACACCACCAAAATGTTGCTGGAGGACTGGGACCAAGGCCACTGCCGCTTTTGGGCGCCCATACCAGAGGAAGGAAACGACAATGAAAAATAATTACTCAATCGCTCAGCGCAACGCCATTGTGGAAGCGAATCTTTGGTGCATCGACAATGTGATCCGTCAGAATCGCCCGCTCATGAGAGCGGCTCGGCTGGAATATGACGATGTGTACCAGCAGCTTGCCCTGCGGCTTATCAAGGCTGTAGCGGGCTATGACCCGGAAAAGGGACGCCTGGAGCAGCACATTTTCGCCCAGCTCAAGTATGAGCTTCTTAGCTGCAGATCGGCCTACCGGCTCTGCGGTATGACCGGCGCACCGCACTCGTTCCGAAAGAGCCATATCATTTCCATCGATACGCTCTCTGAGAACAGCGGCCTCTATGAAGAGACGCTGGCGGCGTAAGGAGGCACGGAAATGACGCTGAGAGATAAGATGCTGGCGGTCATTGCGGATACCAATGCCAGCGTGGCCGAGAGGGAGGAATTGGTGGAGATGATCGCCATTGCCCTGCTGACGCGAAAAAACCTGTTTGTTCTGGGTGAGCCGGGACAGGCCAAGAGCTATGCCATCAACCTGTTCCGTCGGCACATCACCGGTGCGCGGCAGTTTGAGAGGCTTCTTTCCAAGCAGAGCGATGAAGAACAGCTTTTCGGCCGTGTTGATCTTGCGAGTCTGCTGCCGGGCTCTGTGCCGCAAACTGTGCTGGAGCAGGACGCGACCTATCAAAACCAGCGCTTCAACCTGCGTGTCCTCGTCGAGGGCATCGGCTCCATGAAGGACGAGCCCGCAACATGGGAAAAGCTCAAGAGCGGCACCGAAAAGCTGGAGCTTTATCGTGCAGCGCTATCGGCGCTTCACAAAAGCGAGCCCGCGGTGCAGACGGCCGGTAAGATTCCCGAAGCTGATATCGTATTGCTGGATGAGATCTTCAAGTGCAACGACGGCGTGCTGAACTCACTGCTCACCGCCCTCAATGAGCGGAAATACACCAACGAGGGACGCACCTATCCCATTCCGGTCATTTCTTTCTTTGCGGCCTCCAATGAGATCCCTAATTTCAATGATCCGCAGGAAAAGATCCTGGAAGCGCTGTATGACCGCCTGGAGCTGAAGGTCGTGACGGCCAATATGGAGGATCGGGACACGCGCCTTGCCGTTTTGAAGAATAAGCAAACCGGTGCCTTCGGGCAGATCTCCGCCACGATCACGTTGGAGGAATTGCGGCAAATGCAGCAGGAGGTCGCGTCGATCCCCGTTCCCGACGCCATCAACGGGTTGGCTGACGATATCCTCTGTGAGCTTCGTAAGGATATGGCGGTGTCGGACCGAAAGTATCTGGGCTATTATCCCATCGCGCAGGCCAAGGCATGGCTTTCCGGCCATGACAAGGTAGAATCCTGTGACCTTCTGGCGCTGAAGAATTATCTCTGGCACCTGCCCTCAGACTGTGAAAAGGTGGAAGCAGTGCTCACCCGCCTGTGCGTCAACCCCATGCAGGATAAGGTCAACAATATCCGCGGTATGGCGTTGGAATCCCAGGAGGAATTTGACGCCGCGCTGGGGGATGGCAGCAAGGCCGATACTGCGCGCAAGGCATTTATCAAGCTGCGCGGTGAATTGACGCATCTTTATCAGATGCAGTGCAGCCTTCGCACGGCGGCGCAGTCTGACAGCGAGATTGCGCTGGTGGATGACCTCTTGGCCGATTTGGAGAAGATTAGCCGCAAGGCCCACGAGCAGACACATTTTACTTATACGACGCTGGAAGAGATCGCAGCGTTAAATTAAAGAATATTGGAGGAATCACGATGCTGAACAAGATCATTCTTATGGGAAGACTCACGCGCGATCCTGAACTGCGTAGGACGGAGAGCGGTACCGCCGTTTGTTCGTTTTCAATCGCGGTGGATCGGGACTTCAAGTCCAAAAACGGGGAAAAGGAGACGGACTTTATTGATATCGTTGCTTGGCGCGCCACAGCGGAGTTTGTGAGCAAGTATTTCACAAAAGGCCGCATGGCCGTTGTGGAGGGCCGGCTCCAGATCCGCGACTGGACGGACAAGGAAGGCGGCAAGCGCCGCAGTGCCGAAGTCATTGCAGACAATGTCTACTTCGGAGATTCCAAGCCGAAAGACGGCGGTGAGGAAGATGATGTTCCTGCCTATACCGGAGCGCCCGACAGCTTTGCCGTGCCGGACGGCTTTACACCGGACTTTGGCGGCGAATCCGGGGAAATGCCCTTTTAAGAGCACCAAATAAGCGAGGGAGGGCATCAGCCCTCCCTCCATATAAAAGATAAGAGGAGAAAATAAAATGAGCATTGTTTTTACAGAAGTACGGATCGAAGACCGTGATGGCGTGGAGCTTTCCTTTATGGAGGGTGGCTGTTTGGATGAATTTGATATTCGCGAGCTTTTGAAGCACGACCAGCCCTTCCGCGATATGTGGGACGCAGTAGGCAGCGACGCAAGGATCGCCGTCCAGCAGTATCGTTTCCGGGGCGGCAAACAGGGAGAAGAATTGGGTGACGAAAACCACTTCGCCCTGATGCGCGCGTATGATCGCGCACTCTCAGACGAGGACGGATCTACTTTTGTCGAACGGGACGATGTAGACTGGCTGGATGACTTTGAACTCACCAAAGACGATCTTGCAGACGGTAAGTGACAAACTCGCATTGATAGGGGAGCGTTTTATATGGAAATGAGTATTCTTAGCACCTATTCCAAGAATGAATGCCAGAAGTATTTTGACTATCTGGAACGGCTGCGTCAAAGCGGCGAAACCAATATGTACGGAGCTGCGTCATACTTGCAGGGAGAATTTCCGGAGCTGCGATATGCGCCGGAACGGGCAAAAGAGATCCTGCTGGCGTGGTTTGGCACATTTGAGAAGGGAGAGAATGAGAAATGCTGAAGCCCTACCGGACGGTTCAGGATGTTCTTTCCTCTCCGTGGGCGCAGGTGCAGAGAGTGAAACGTAGTCCGCAACAGACAGACCGCGTGCTGCGTTCCACCAAACTGGAGGATAGCATTTACCGGGATCTGCGCATGGAGGATACAGGTATGGACGAGATCGAGAACAGCGCAGGCGAAAAGCTGCGCTCTTTTCCTGCGCTCTCGCGGGATATTTTCCAGTCCTTTTACTCCCTGATGCCCCGGCGCAACGCGGACGATGACCTCTCAGTAGCGGCGCGGAAGATCAACGTGCCAATTCTGGAGCACATCACTCAAAGCGAAGACTACCCCACACTCAAGGCGGTGTGTGAAGGGCGGGAGCTTCCAGCCTATGAAGCAGCGGCAGAGTTTACTGCCCAGACCTCGGGAGAACTGGACGAGTTGTTGTCCAAATTAGGCGGAAAACCCGGTGCTGTGCAGACGCTGGAAAAGCTGGAGCAGGCAGAGAAAACCGCAGAGGACAAGCTCGCGGCACTGCTGGAGCAGCTTCGTGGGACTCCGCAGGACGATCCGGCTCTGAGTGCCGCTGTGGTAAAAGCCGCTAATGACGCCGAGAGCAAACGGCGGCAGGCAGATGCGGTCAATAAGCTCGTTGACGCCGGCCTTGCGCAGAATCAGGCAGAAGCCGGTGCGCTGATCGCCCGTGCGGTGTCTGCTGCCGCGGAAAGGGCGGAAGAAGTACAGACGATCCTCGGCGCATGGAGCGATGTTCCCAGTGATATGCGGAAGACAGACGCGAATGAGGCGCTTTTGGAGCGTGTGCGCGATAGTAAAACGCTGCAGGACATTTCCCGCTATCTGGGGCGTTTTCGGGAAATTTTTGCGCAGGGCAAGCGCAATGGCTATTCCTATGGACGCGGAGAGAAATATGCATTGGAGCTGGGAAACGACCTGTCCCGCGCACTGACCTCCGAGCTTGCCATGCTTGCTGTGCCGGAAACGCTGCCGTTGTTCCTGCGGAAGTATCAGCACCGGCAGATTAAGCAATACCGCCGGCGGGAGCCGGTCTATAAGGGCGCAGGTGATATCATCTGCTGCCTGGATGAATCCGGCTCCACTGCGGGAGATCTGGCCGCGTGGGGAAAAGCTGTTGCCCTGACGATGCTGGAGATTGCGCAGAGCGAGGGACGAAAATTCGCTCTTGTTCATTTCTCCGGCCCCGGCCGCTTTCAAACGGATGTATTTCTTCCCGGGCAGTCTTCTCTTGAAGAGAAGCTGCACGCAGCGGAAACCTTCTTGGGCGGCGGCACGGATTTTCAAACGCCGCTTGCGGAGGCGGAACGCCTTATGCGGGAGGGCGGCTTTGAAAATGCTGACGTCGCGTTTATTACGGACGGTGAGTGTTCACTGCCAGGAACCTGTGTGGAGATGCTGCGAAAGGCGCAATCAGAGCTTCGCTTCACCGTCACAGGGATTCTGCTGGATGAGGGAAACGCCGGCATGGATTTCAGTCTGAAAACCTTTTGCCAGAACATTTACCGCACCAGTGAACTGACCGGGGATCAGATCGTCAGGGAAATTGTGTTGGATCGCGTATGATATTGGTTGCGCGCAGAAAGGAAACAGGCTATAATATTATGAAATATAAGGATGAAGGAGGACGGTTATGCAGACTCTTTACCATGGAAGCAGAGTGGTTGTGGAACAACCCGAGATCCGCATTCAAAAATTCCATAAGGATTTTTACTGGGGCTTTTACTGCACCTCCTATGAACAGCAGGCGCTGCGCTGGGCAACGCGCTTTGGAAAAGCCGGGGTTGTCAATGTCTATTCCTTCGATGACCAGACCGAGCTCAAGATCAAGCGCTTTCCGGAAATGAGCGATGAATGGTTGGATTTTATTGCGGCATGCCGGAATGGAGTTCCCCATGACTATGATGTGGTGGAAGGCCCGATGGCGGACGATACCATCTTCAATTATGTGCAGAGCTTTTTGGATGGTGAGATCTCCAGAGCTGCTTTCTGGGAGTTGGCAAAATTCAAGTATCCCACCCATCAGATCAGCTTCCACACTGCACGTGCTCTCGCTGCACTGAAATTTGAAAGGAGCTATGTCGCCAATGTGCAAGAGAAACAATGACGCGCTCTTTTTCACCTGTTCTCTGATCGAACAGCTTGGCCGCTCCCTTCACATGCGGCGCGGTAAGGTGGCTGCGGAACTGGGTGAGGCCGGCATTCAGACGCTCTACCGCAATGCAGACATTCTGCACTGTGAGCCGATCGAAAAGGTCGCGGACGATGTGATCACGGAATTTTCACTGCAAGGCGGAGACTTTGACAATCTTGCCGAGGCAAGATATACAGTCCCCGATGTGTGGACGATGGGAAAGGTCTATGCAAGGCTCATCGAGGATGTGTCCGATGAGGACAACATCGTAGAAACCATCTTGCAGGTCTTTACCTCCTGGATCGACGGTCTGCTTTCGGACTATAATGCTGCCTTCTATTATCAGCCCCGCGATTATATTGCGGAGTGCTACCGGCAGGAAACAGTCCTGGACGGTTGAGCGGAACAAAAAAGGCGATGGTTTTCTATCGCAATACTCATAATAGTAGAGGCGGGAACATCATTGAAGATGTTCCCGCCTTGTGCCTCTATTTGTCATCGTCTTTGTACATCTCCCATAAGCGCCCAGCCATCATCGGCCCAGATATTTCTCTGCCGATCTATCAAAAGATTTGGGATAAATCTTCTTTGTTTCCACCCATGGCATGTATTTCCAATCCCTGCAACGAGGAACCATCCACATCTGCAATGTTTGTAGATCCCATGATATTAGTATCAAAACTATTTCCCTTGTTTTTTCCCTTGTCAGGAAAGAACAAGGGAAAGTCTTATCGCACCTTGTCCAGCAGTTTCGCGGCGTCTCGCTTGGCTTCCTTACTGGCGTGTGCGTAAATATTCATTGTGGTCGTCACATCCGAATGACCAAGAAGCTCCTGCACGTCCTTCGGCGCTGCGCCGTATGGTGATGTGAATGGCCTGACCATCCGGGAGGGCCGCGCGACCAATAATTGGTCTTTTATATCAGGCCCCTTAATATGAGTTGCTTGTTGGACCTCTGCCGGCATCGGTCTTACCGTAGATGTATGGGCGAGCAACTGATGAGGTATTCAGAATAATCATCCTTATCCTCCCTGAGTCAATCATACACGATTTATAGCGATTTGTGTCATAGAATCGTTCTACAATGCTCTACACATATCCGCCGGTTATTGCCCGAAAATGTCGATTTCTGCAACTTTTATGAAAGAAATAAGCCGACAGAAAAACCGCAGGGCAGCTCCGAGAAGGAGCCGCACTGCGGTTTCCATTTTATATACACTTTGCTGACGGCTCTCTACCGTCCGGTTTCTTATCTGCTGAGATACAGCCGATACAGGAAGGTCGCGATCTGCGCGCGGGTGCAGGTGGAGTCGGGGTCGAAGTGGCCACCGCCCACACCGGCGGTGATGCCATTCTCGATGGCCCAAGCCACGGCCTGCGCGTAGTAGCTGTCGGCGGAGACGTCGGTAAACGTGGCCGCAGCCGTGGGAGCAGGCTGGCCCATGGCGCGCCACAGCATGGTGACCATCTGGGCGCGGTTGATGGTGCCGTTGGGGTTCATGCCGTCAGAGATACCCTTCTCCTTTGCCCAATTCTGGGCCTTTTCGTACCAGATGCTGCCGCCGGTCAGGTCCGCGTCATTCTGCCGTGCCAAAATTGTCCACAGCTGCGCCCGGGTGGTGGAGGCGTCGGGCGCGTAGATCGTGGCGCTCATGCCGTTCACCAGTCCGCGAGCGCTGACAAAGTCGATGGCGTCCTCGGCCCAGTGGTCTTGCGTGTCGATGAAGCCCTTGGAGTTATCCACGATCTTCACGGTCGCGCCGCCGTTGACCGTCAGCTGGATGCCGTCCTCGGTGGGCAGGGAGTTCTTGACGATCTCCTCGGTGCCGTCCGCGTGGACGAGCACCGCCACCGTGCCGGGTTTCACGTTGGAAACGGGGATCTCGACCTTGGTGTCGCCGGAGTTTCTGGGCAGCTCGATCTTGACGGTGGGGGCGGTGCTGGAATCACGGGTGGCCTCGACTTCCACAGGAGCCTTGACGGCCTCGCCGGACTTCTTTGCGTCCTCCACGGCCTTGGCGCTGACCTTCGTCTCCGCCTCGGTGTTGCCGTTCTTGTCGGTCTTGACGGTGCCGGTGGAGCCGTCAGCGGCCTTGGCCTCGGTGACGGAACTGCCGTTGGGGTTGGTGGTGGTCTTGACGGTAGAGCCGTCCTTCTTTGTCTCAGTCTGGATCTTGGTGCCGTCGGCCCTGGTCTCGGTCTGAACCTTGGTGCCGTCGGGCCGGGTGGTGGTGCCGGTGCTGGTGGAGGGCTTGCTGGAACTGCTGGAACCGCCGCCGCCACCGCCGGAGGAAGAGCCGCCGCCGGTAGACCCACCGCCGCCGCTCTTTGCAGTCACGGTCACAGCGCAGTCAGCCGTTTTCTTGCCGTCAACCGTCGTAACAGTAATCTTCGCAGTTCCTTCTGCAACTGCGGTCACCTTGCCGTTTTCATCGACCGTAGCGACAGATGGCTTATCGCTGCTCCAAGAAACACTTTTGTTGGCAGCATCACTGGGCAGAATCGTAGCTACTAAGGTCTGTGTATCTCCCACAGTCAGAGCCAATTCCGTCTTGTCCAGAGTAATTCCACTTACTAAAGTCACATAAGCTGTGCTCAAGGTCACATCATTACCGGGCATGGTAAAAGAAATCTCTGCATTGGTCTCATTATCAAGCGTTACGCCGGTTGCCGTCCAGCCGGAAAAAGCCTTGCCAGACTTCTGCTCAGCGGTAAAGCTGACAGTGCTGCCTTCTGCGTAAAGTCCCAGCGTATCATCCTTCTTCACCTTGTAGTAATTCACAATAGATGCGTTGGGAGAGGTGACTCTGAAGTTACCAACAAACGCTTTAATGTCTGTTTGACCTGTCAATGTACCTGCTGCATTTTGATATAAATAAATTCCGCCTTTATCTTTGGTAGGCGCTGTAATAGAGCTGCCCTCCATATTGAGCGCTACGCGCAACAGATTGGCACCGAGGTTCGCACAACCGGAAACATCCAACGTCCCGGCAATTTTGACGCTCGCACCTTCTGCAAGAATGCCTGTTCCGCCCTTTATCACCAGCTTTGCGTCACTGCCCAACGTAAAGTTGCCACCGGGACCAGTTTTAATACCCCAGCCGGAGCTTTCCGCAGTATGCAATGATACGTCGGCGCGGTCTGCGATGGTCAGTGCATTTCCGTTAGTGCAAATAACAGTCTTCCAAGGACTTGGATTTTTAAGTGTAGCGCGACACGATTTTTGAGAAATTCGGACAGGATAATTGAGAAAAAATAGCGCCGTTCTAAGAAGAAAATCTTAGGCTCGTCCCACAGCAAACGCGGCCCCCTTCAAGGTGGTCTGCGTGTACTGCGGGACGAGCCTTTGTGGTTGCCCGGGAAAGATGTAAACTGCCTTTACCTCGGGGTTTTTGCTTCACCGCTTATCTCATTCGTTGGTAGCTTCTTCCTGAGTAGCCAAATACTCAGCAACAGGAATGATATAGGCTTCGGGAAGCTCCTCGATCTCGCGCTTGCCGTTCTTGACGAGAACGGCATAGACGGCGATCATATAGGTCTTAACCTTCATTTCTGCTTACCTCCTTTTTCAAGCATTTCAACACGGGCTTTCAGCTCCGCGTTGGACTGTTCCAGCGCAGCCAGCTCTTCAAAGAGTCCAGCGATCGCCTCGTAGAGGTCGACATTCCGTTCTTCCATCTCCTCTGCCCGGTCACGGGCGATCTTGGAGATAGGTTTTTTCGGAGTCAAATACTTCATAGCTTTATTCATACGCACCTCCGAAACCCGAGATGGAGACTTCACCCTCGAAGCCCTCATTCTTTGTGATGGTGAAACGGATATTCACGCC